ACATAAGCGGTCTCAATCGTTGTTTGAAGAGCTGCTCTAGCTCCCGCCGCATCAGACGACACAACTGCGTCTGCCGCAACATAGGCGCTTGAAATTGCCCCATCTGCAGCCTCATAGTCTGCTTGGAGCTGAACAATGTTTTCAGCATTGCGATTAACGCCGCTGATGATTTCACCAATCTGCAAACGCTTTTGCTCAAGCCAGTTGCGGAACCATGGGCGAATTGAACCGCTCTGATCTACCGCGGACTCGCGATGCAAAGGCTCATTGTTGGGTTTTGGCTCAACCGGATTTTGAAGGGCCACTAGCCACGCTCACCAAATACAACGCCAGTGATGTCAAACTTAACCGGCTCGATTACCCGAAAATGGAAAACGGTCTGAGGCGGCTTACCTCGTCCGTTTCGTTCCCACTTGGTCCGCTGATCATAAGCGCCTTGAGCGCCTATCTTGCGGTTTCTCCAAGCTGACCACGTATTGCCATTGTCGTTACTGATCCGCATCCCCGCTACGGGGTCCGAGCCGTCACCAGACGCCAAGCCGCGCCCTTTAGAGCCCTCAAGATATACCGGGCCAATTGGCGGCCGTCCGTAACCCTGGACCGCATGAGCCGTCCACTCCCGCTCAATATCCGTTCCGAGCGAGCTAACAGTTGCCTGCTCATCGGTGGCGTAGTCACGGTCAAGCTCAACAAAATCGCTTGCAGAGCGCTTGGCGGCAAAGATACGACCGTCTTGCTCGATAACTCGCACCCAATCCCATCCATCAACAGAATTAGTCTTGCGGCGATGCCAGTCCTTAGCGCCCTCAAAGTCATAAACATAACAGCGTGTAGGCGTATTCAAGCAGAAGAATGTATGATCCTCATCCGAATAAGCGCTCACCATAATGTCGTCTGCGTCTGTATCCTTCAGCATCCGAACCACGGAAGGGTTTGAAATCTTCTGTGCACTCACTCCTGAGAGGATCCGCACGTTGTTTTTATTGTCCACAAAGACAACCGCGTCCTCCATAGCCAAAGCGCCATCTCGCGCCCTCACGCCATAAGGAACAACCGTAGAGCTACGGCTAAACGGGTCTGTCGTGCTTGTGCCATCAGCATACCAAGGCTCGATTGTCTCATCGCCGCAGAGATATGCGATAGAGCCAAGAACCACGACCGCCTTAAGGTTATCCGGCGCCGCCTCCGCGGTGTAGAAGTTCAGGCCATTAATATTATCAATGTCCAAGACTTCCGTGTAATGCCACTTACCATCATCGGCCGTCATCAGAATGCGCTGATTAAGCGTTGCAATCGATGTGATATTGCTTGGAAAGTCCGTATCACCCGCAACAGCCACGGTGGAGCCGTCAGAGACGTAAACAGAGCCTCCAGAAAGAATTGCTAGCTCAGTCTGCGTAAAGGCCATCTGAGCGCGGTCTGTACCGCTCACAGTGCCCGTAATCACACCAAACACGCCCGTTGATAGGTTCCACGTCCGTAGAGTCGTGCCATCAAGGATCAAAATCAGACCACTAGCAAAGCTGTCTGACTGCCCCATAGCGCGAATGGTGCCCGTGATGACGTTGCCTGTGTCGCGGTCAACGCTTCCGGGCGTCGTTTCGAGCTTAACCGCCCGCATGGGGTCGCCCTCAGTCTCAGCGACGTACATGTTGAGCAAGATGCGTTCGGACATGCCGGCCTCATCACGCTCAAAGTGTTTAGAGCTAAGCTGAGCGCGAGGCACTAGTAATAGTCCACCCGAATAGGGCTATCGTCAGACCGCATCTGAGCAAGCCCTTGGATCTCTTTCAGACCGCGATAGCTATTACGCTCAAACTGCACACGTTCTTCTTGCGGGATGACGGGGCAGAAAAACGTCAGATACTCCGCTAGAGAATCCTTGACGCCCTCGGGCACCTCATCAACACTCCACCAGCATATTTCAGCATCACGCAAATATTCCATGCGCGCATCAAAGACCGTCTGCATAGCCGCGAAGTCATCAGCCTCCGCAGACTCGCCGCCAATAAGCACATAGCACTTTTGCAGCGTTAGATTGATCACATCGGCATCAGTCGCCACGGCGCTCAAGCTCCAGCTCAATAGCGGTTACAGCATCAGTCTGATTGCTGATTTCCATGTCGGTAAACTTCTTGGCTAGCACCACTTGGCGCTTCCAGTGCATCTCGCGCCAATCGTCGGGAATATCGGCCTCAGAAACCGGCTCTGAAACTGAGCTTGGCGTAAACGTTTCGATAGTTTCTGGCTCTTGTGGCTCAGGTTCCGCGGATGCCGCAGCGCCCTCAAGCTCACCAACACGCTTTTTTAAGACCTGATTTTCATGCTCCAAGCGTCCAATAGTTCGCTTAAGCTGAGAGATCTCTGTGTCTTTTTCGGAGTCGCTAACAGCCACAGGCTTAACCGTCTCCTTGGGCTTGTCGCTATCAAAGTAGGGCAGGTTATCCAGTTTCGCCTCAAACTCAGGATCGTTCACAGGAACTGACTCGCTTTGCGGGAAAGATACCCCGCGCAAAACAAATTCCTCTTCAAGTCCTGTATAAGTGTAATTTGGCATCCCTGCCCTCCTTCATTTGCTATTAAGCATCCGCAACGGCAGCGAAGTAGCCAGTGACAACGCCATGATCTTTAAGATCATCCGTATCGCCAGCACCTGTGCCAAACAGAAGCTTTTCAATGCCGCCCATCTCCATGATGGCGCAGCCCTTTTTACGGCCATAGTCAAAGGTCTCTTCGGCAGACTTCCAGCGCTCAGCCACACCGTAGCCAAGAGCTTGAGCGCCGCAGAGATGCAGGGGCGCAACATCGATACTGGCGGCACCAACCCCCGTGAGAGACGTCATGTCCTCAATCTCTTTGACGATAACGTTATCCCAAAGCAGATCCCCACCCTTAAACAGGCGAGAATTTTCTTCTTTTAGGGAAACTTGTCGCTGAGCCTCTTTAACATCCGAATCCTCGGAAAGGTCACGGAACAGAAGCGACCCACAGTAGGCCACGTAATACTTGCGACCATTCTTTGCGTACATGTCGCGAACGGGCTTAATTTTCGGGTTTGCCGTTGCCGCCATCCGCTTGAGCAGCTTAAGGGCGGAACCCGTCAATTTGTCGTTCGTGTTGTCAATATTCGCCAGCGATGCAGAGTGATCATTAGACGAATTGTTCGACTTAGCCGCACCAAACAGAACGCGGTCAGCATTATCAGCCAACCACGCATCTTTTTGCGCCTCGGTGGCGGAGCCATACACCACACCATTGATTGAGTGCAGAGCATCAATGATGCGATCTCGGGTGTTTTCCATTGACCAATCTTTCAAGGTGACTTTTGCCGCCTTTCGGAGATCGATCGCAGAGATTTGGTTTTCCCACCGATTAGAGCGGACGCCATGCCCGCGGTCTTTGATGGTCAATTTGAACGAACGAGAATCCATGTCCTCTTCGTTGCCCTCAATCGTGCCGCCATTCTCGACGCCAGCGCCTGTGAGCTTATTGACCAGGGCGAACGTAATTGAATCACCCTTTTTTGCCGTAAGGTCTTCGTTGACCTGAATAATGGCGTTTTCATTATTACCCATCTCACCGGCAAAGCGGTTTTCAGATAGGTGCTCCACAAAAAACTTATCGTCCCACTGCTGGACGGTTAAGCCGGTTGCTGCTGTTGAATCGGTCACAGCTTTTTCCTTTTAGACTAGCTCTTGAAAATATCTTCAAGAGAGGTCGGGCCGCTCCAATTGGAGCCAGACCGCGAACCAACGTTACGGGTCTGAGAAAGGTCTGTTGGCATCACAGGCGCCGCTTGGGGCGCTCCAGATTGCGGCTCAGGGATGTTTTGAAGCTCAGCCAATTTGGCTTTCACTTGCGCATCAATGAACGCTTGCGGATCATCGCCCATCTTGGTGAGCATATCGTGCCGCTTATGCCAATTCATGACTTGACCAATGGGGTCTTCATGAACGCCAAACCGGGCAACCAATGTTTCATACTCGACGGGGTTTGTTGCTCGCAAACCATGAAAGGCTTGCTCTGCCGCTTGCACTTTATCGGCGCCGTGGACTTGAGAGGCCAGCATGCGAGACGTGCGAAGGCGTGATTGCGCCTCTACCTGTCCGACTTGCTGACTAACCAACCGCTGCACCTCATGCCCTTGCGGGTCTTGGCGCTGCTGTTGCAAAGCACGTTGCTGATCAACCATCTTCTGATATTCGGCATTTTGGCGCTGAATTTCCGCCATCTGTGCCTGCATATCAGAGTTAGACTTCTCTAGCTCTTGTCGCTTTGTCTTTTCGTCCTTGTATGCCGCATATTGCCAGCCCTTCGGCTCCTCATCAGACGGCTCAGGCTCTCCCTGAGGGGTTGTGTCCGCTTCGGTAGCTGCTTCAGGCTCTGCTTGTGCAACTGGTTCTGCCTCAACGGGCGTTTCCACGATCTCTTCAGACGTGTTCTTGCCGTCGAGAGCATCCTCAAGTGATGTTCCCATTACATTTCTCGCTAGTTGTGACCTTACGCTGTCATCGCGTTCATTGCCCGCTGCCCGGCATCGGCGTTCATTGCCCGTTTGTGGTCGGCATCACCGATCAGCGCCCAAACGTCGCCAAAGTAGGCGGCATCTGGGCATTCTGAATCTCATTAATCGCCTTGGCTTTGTTCAGCTCAATCTCTGAACCAACCTTAGCGGTTGCAGCCCGCTTGCTTTCAAGATCCGCCTTAGCGTTCTCAATTCCAAGCTGGGCCATAATTTGTTGCATCTGCTGTTGCATCTGCTGAATCTGCTGTTGCTGCGGGTCCACCTGCCCGCCACCCTTGAGCGTCTCGATAAGCTCATCTTTGTTGCGGATTTGAGAGGCCTTCAGCAGCACTTCTGCAAACTGAGGCGGCATCTGAGCAATCATTGGCAAGGTCTGCGCTAATTGCTCGAACTGCTCCCCCTGAATCGTAATCGTATCCGGCGCGTCTTCGATGATAATATCTACATCCATCTCAGCGACTTGGTTTTGCATCTTGTTGATCATGCCCAGGCGCGGGTCACCAGGCCCTATACCCATTTGCTGCATGACTTGAGCGCGCTGCTGTTCCGGCATTTCCATTAACTGGTCTTGCACAGTCATAGGGCGATTGAAGCCCACAAACTTCACGTTTTCTTCGTTGTCAGTTACCCGCACCCAGCGCT